ATAACCGCGACAGAAGCGCCGCTCATGTCAACCCGCTTCCAGAGATAATCCAGCGGGTCGCCGTGACCTTGTGCGCAGTGGCACGACCATACTGGGCCAGCGTGCGCGAGCCGGTTGTACCGCCCGGAGACAAGACCAGCGTATCCGTCGTGATTGCGATGGTCATGTTCGTTGCACCAGAAGCGTCGTTTACGAACGTCAGCGTTGTCCCGATTGCATACGCCACTGAACCATTGGCAGGGATTGTGAACGTCGCTGCACCAGCCGCTGAGTAGTACAGGCATTTGCCAGCATCTGCCAGAACTGCGGTGTACGGAGTTGCCTGACCATTGACCGGCAGTTCAAGGAAGCCCGCGTTGTAGCTGGTGTTTGCGCTGTCGGCGATCTTCGTGCTGTGGGTGCCGGAGACTGCTGCTACTGTGAGCGCAACCCCACTACTCGGCGCGGCAATGGTGACGTTGCGGTTGGGGCCGATTCCGATGACTTCGGTGCCGTTCTGTTGGATCGAAAGTCCCGCAGTACTTCGCAAGCTCTTAATGCTGTATGTCTGCACTCCGACAGTGGTGAGCGTTAGGAATGCATCCCCGCTGGTTGTACTCTGGACTAGAGCATTTGCGTCGGCTCCCGTCATAAGGAAATTGGCTACGTTGGAACCCGCAAAGCCATTCACCGACAGCGCAGCCCCACTAGTCGGCGCAGCAATGGTGACGTTGCCTGCCGCTCCAACTGCAATTGCCCCAGCAGCGACGTTCAGCGTATCGCCCTGAGCGTTACCAAGAATGGTGTTCCCGGTGGTTGTGAGATTGGTGATGCCACTCACGGCACCAGTCATCGTGCCACCAGACAGCGGAAGATACCCACCAGCAGCGTAGGTGTACGTCCTTAGTCTCCACGCACCAGAGGCAGTCTGCACGAACGTAGCCACATCGTTCGCAGCGGTCGTGATGTTCACCGAACCCGGCAGCGCCAAATTGGCACCATGCGTCAGCGTCAGCGCAGCAGCAAAGATGAACGTGACTACGCGACCATCCCAGCTATTCGTGCTGGCAATGGCAGTGATCGTAACAACGCCCGTGATGTTGAACACGCTGCCCGTGCTAGGCGGCGTGATGCTCGAAGCAGAAGCGATGTTGCTGCCAAGGGTGACGAGTTGGCGCGTGAAGGCGTAAGCCTGGCGCAAGCCATCATCTGCAATGGAACGGTCCTCGCTACCCGCAGGGCCGTTGCTTGCCGCCGTGGTTGAGAGGGACTCTATGGTTGTTGGAATACTCATGATTATTCTTTCGGCAAAGGCGGAAGGCCAAGGTCGTTCATCAACCCTTGTTTCAGTTTCGCTTTGGCACGCGCAACATCGGCTTTGGTTACTTTCTCTCCTTTATCAAGAAGATCAAACCCGCCTTTGCCGTCTGCCTGCCACACCATTTCTGTAGCTTGTGGGCGGTGGTCAACTGACCCGACTTCCTTCAATAAACGACCCGTGGTTGAATCACGATTGAGCAGCATCCTATGCCTGCCCGCATCCGCCTCTGACGCAAGCCTTGCAAGTGCTTCTGGGCTAGCAGCAAGATCGTTCGCACTTCTGGTTGCGGTTGGACGCTCACCAAGACGCTGCAATGGCGTTTCTGTCGGCGCCTCGCGCATCATTGCATCGGCCCAGTTTGCATACTTTGGCCCACCAGCAATAATCGTGTCTCCACTTCCTAGTAAGCCAGAAACAGCAGGCATCTGTGGTCTGCCACGCAAGCGACGCCCCATGACGCCAGCATCTGGCTCAAGCACATTTGTCGGTATCGTCAGATCGCTTGGTGCCTCTGGACGCGGGCCGACACGCTCTTGATATGGAACACCCGTTTTCTTGATGGCAAGTGGTGCGTTGGGGAATAGACCGCTTGATCCTCCACCAAAACCCTGTGTCGTCCCAAAAGCGGGGGTCAGATCACCCAATGGCGATGTTGCAGCCGCCTTTGCCGCTACTGGCGCACTCCCAACACCGTATGCAATAGACGGATTGAATGGCGCTATCGGTGCTGGCTTTGGAACCTCTGTCGCCCTCAATCCTGTTTTGCTCGCGCTATTGAGCATTCTTGCAATGATCGACTTGAACGCAGCGCTTTTGTCAGCCATCATCGCAGCCCACCCAGCAGGTGAGTGAGACAAGATCGTTAGCCCAAGCGGATTCTTGTTCATCTCCATCAGCGTTCTGCGCTCAAGAACATCCAGTGTCTTGTACAACTGCGAATCCAGTGCGTTCAAGCCGGATATTTCAGGAACGGCGGCAGCAATATCTTCTTTCAGTCCACGAGCAATCGCTTTCTGCGTGTCGATAGAGGCAGTTCCAAGCTCACCGTTGTACGCCTTTGCCAGCTTTTGATAAGTGCCTTGTTTTAACGCTTGCGCTTCCTGTACCGTCAGCGTCTCAGGACGACGACCAAACTGTTCACGCACGGATTGAACAGCGGCAACATCAGCATCTGGCGCGGCTTGAGTCGCAAACCTAGTCATCACAGGATCAACGCGAGACATCGCCGCATCACGCGAGACTGTTGCATCAGACCCTTTTATCGCAGTAGAGATTCTTTCATTCGTGGAATCAATCAAAGCACGCAGTTTCTCTAGCCCACCTTCTGTTGGGCTGATACCAAATTTGAGGGCCGTATCGACCGCAGCCGAAGCATCCCCTGTGAGATGCGCTTTGACCGTTGGCTTAAGTGCGCTAGTCATTAAATAATTAGCAGCCCCGTTCATCGGCTTGGCAGCAACATCACCAACCATCGAGGCCACTGGTGCCAACTGTGCTTTCACACCAAACAAAGCCAATAAATCCGGCAACGACGCTATTGCAGCGCCAGTAACTGGGCTTGCTGTACCAACCGCATCAATGACTTTGCCCGCCGCTTGCACCGGGGCGGAACTACCAACCCAATTCGCCGCCTCGCCAAGACCTTTCATAGTGTCTTTGCCCGACTGCGTTACTGGTGTCCTGTTGAAGAACTCTTGTGTGTCTGCTAACCAACGCTCAGGACGACCAGGATCGACAGGAATTTGGTCGCCCAATTTCTTGTTCCCGAACACAATGTCTTTTGTGCCAGACAAACCAGACAGGATTGTGCTTGTTCCAGCAGCACCAAGACCAGCCAACCTACCAGCACCAGCTAATCCAAGAGAAATAAGCGCATCAACTGCCCCTGTGTCGGTGTACTGGCGCGGGCCTTCTACATTGGGCGGGTTAACCATGCCACGACCAGCACCTGCGCCAGATTCTGTTGGCGCAGTTGGTGCCTCCAGTTTAGATGTGTCATAGCCATTGGTCTTTAGCTTAACGACCAAATCCGCCCGCGACATATCATCAGGAACACCCCTGATTACAGTGCCGTCAGGCAGACGCACATCCATTACTTGAGACTCCCGAAGTCAACAACATTGCTAGAGGGTTGCGCTTGTGTAGCACCATCCCTAGTGATCTTGCGATTCAAGTTAAGGCGCGGTTGTAGCGACAACATCTGTCCCTTCAGCCATCCGTCGAGCGCAGCAGGACTCATCGTAGGCGCAGCAACTTCAATCTCAGCACGGTGCGCCTGATCGGTCATGCCAACTCCGCGCATGACACCCGCAATCGTCATCAGTGCATCGTTGCGCTGACTCATGTACTGCGTCAACTCAGGATCATTGGTCTGGTCTTTCACCCACGCCTGCATACGACCAATAATCTTCACATCGTTGAAGTCAACCTTCTTGCCTTGGTCAACCATGTTCTTCATGATTTCCGGCAAGGTTTCAGCGATCATTGCACGCTGACGGAACGTAGCATTCCGTGATAAGGCAATGTCGGCAGACATCTTTGAAAAGTCTGTCCCAGGATTAGTCAACTCCGCATCAGCGAAGATAGATGCCGTGCGACTGTTGATCCTATTCGGGTCAAGTCGTCCTGATGTCACTGCGCCATCCTGGCCGAACAAGGCTTGGTTCTGTTCTTCGGAAAGACTCTTTACTCCATGCATCAGACCAAGATTGCCGAGTTTGGTCACTTTGTTAGCGGCCTTCTTGGCATCATATTCAGCCCAAATATTAGCCCTCGCTTTTGTTCCTTCTGTCTGCCAATCCGTAATGGACCCCTTGTAGCCCTGCATCACAGCCATGTTGTATGCGGCAATGTTCGCAGCCGGCCTGAAGTCTCCACCGCTAAACGACTGCACTTGCTCACCAGTCAGTGGGTTCGTTCCAATCAATTTCCCGCCAGCAGCTACGTTATGGAACACTGGTTCCTGCGCTTTTGTTAGCGCCAGCCCCGTTTGCAAACCACCTGGAGCATTCAGGTACGCCTGAGCAAGCCGTCTAAAGTCCGTTCTTCCGTCTGGACTTGCTTGATTGCGGGGTGCTTCTTGGGCCGTATCCATGCCCCCAGTAGCGTCTACTCCGGGCTGAGAAGGCGGCACTGCAAATTGAGCCGGCAGAAGGTCTAGCGCAGCCTGTTGGCGAGTTTTGCGCTTCATCTCATCCATCTGCATCTGCGTCATCTCTGCCTGCTGCTGTGCATGGCGAGATTTCTGGAACGTGTCCTGAGCACCGATCATCGAGTTGCCGACGATCTGGTTGAAGTTGCCGCGACCACTCAGCAAGCCAGAGGCAAGCGCCAGATACGCCGCCTGTCGCGGATCCTCGACTCCGAAATTCCCACCGAGTAGATCAAGAAGTCCGGGCATGTCATCTCCCCAGCAAGCCAGCAACCTGCTGCTTGTTCAGTTTCTTGGCGATCCGCTTTGGCACGACCAGTTCGCCTACGTCCAGCGAGGCATAGCCATCATCGGGTCCGGGTGGGTTTGGTCCTAGCAATCCTGCACGAACAAATCCACCTTTTGCATAGTCACCGCCACCTTCGCCACCACCGCTATCTGTGTTGCCACCACCGTCGTATCCTGCGTCACCTTGAGAGGCAGCATCGTTGTTTGGGCCAAGGCCGACAAGACCGGCAACATCGTTCATTGATGCAATGTCTGTTGGCGCAGTCGTCAGCCCGAGTTCTGCGTTGGTGTCCAGCATGCCAAGTGGCGCGGATGGAGTACTGATCGACGATTCATCAAACTGTGCTCTTGCAGGATTCGTTTTTGCATAATCATTGAGAAGACCTGCGGCAAGAAATCCAGGCCACCCGAGCGCACTCAACGCAGCAGTTACGGCTGGAGAAACATTTACCCCATCAAGATGTGTCCCGGTTCCGGTACCAACATATCCTGGATCACCAGGAGACTTGCCATTAGCGTCTGTCACTCCAGTTCCGCCAGGACCGCCAGTATCAGGTCCGCCATCACCACCTGTATTGCCGGGTCCACCAGTCGTGCCACTATCTGGCGATGTGCCTGGCGATACGCCGAGTTTCTTGAACTCGGGCGGCATGAACGTCGGCCCGGTCTTGGTTTGCTGCTCGCGCATGTACTGATCGAAAATGCCAGCAGATGTATTGCCTAGACCATTGGGCAAACCATGCGATGCCATCAGACCAGAACCGGGCATAACTGCTGCTGGGGTTTCACGTGGAACCACTCCCGGCGTGATTACCGGGGCACCTTGCTGCGGAGTGACACCCGGACCAGTACCGGGGTTTGGCGGTACATACACCCCCGCGCCACCATCGTCGGCGGCATACCTAGATGCGGGCTGTATCGTCTTTCGACCAGTCATCAACCCGGCCATCAGGCCGTTGTTCAGCATGCTCGCAAAGTCAAATGGCAGCATTATTGGTGCCCTGTTGAGTTGCCCGGATATGGATATGGCTGTTGTTGATTTGGTCCAAACATCTGACTGCCAAGCATGTATCCACCGAGCATCCCGGCGACTGGATTGCCGTTAGGCTGCGATGTGGAACCGCCAGTATTCACGCCACCGAACGGGGCACGCATCGCGTCGTAGGTGCGGAACGGCCAGTTCTGCGCGTTCTGGTAGTCGTTGTACTGGTTGTTCAGCACGTTCTGCGCCTGCTGCTGCTGGGTCGCACCGATGCCGAGCATCTGCTGTGCCGGCTGATAGCCTAGCCCGTAGATGTTCGATGCCTGTCCAAGCCCCTGCATCATGCGGTCGCGCTCGCGGCCCCACATGTTTTGCTGGTTGCCGTAGTCCTGCATCCGCATGTCGCCCGATACGCGCCCAAGGTTCTGCTGGAGCATGTTGCGGGACTGGTTCTCCATTTCCTGCTGTCCGGTGTTCCCGAAACTGCCCGACTTGTACGCAGTCGCTGCCATCGTCGGTGCAACCTGCTGGTTGTACGTGCGGGACATATCGCCCATCGTGTTCTGGATGTTCTGTTCCAGATACGGGTTCGCACCGGCATACGGGTTGCCAGAACCGAGGTAGTTGCCGCTCAGTGTCTGACCGAGGTTCTGTTCTGCTTGTTGCGGCAAACCACCCTGTTGCTGGGCGCGTTCTGCCGTCATGTCCATGCCGGCAAACTGGTACGGGTTGAAGCCTGCGGTACGGTTGTACTGGTATGGCTGGTACGCCATGTTCCCGATATCGACACCGCGCTGTCCGACTGCCGACGCCAGAGGCTGAAACTCCGGTGGCATGTTTTGAGTGGTAGTGCTGCTACCCTTGCTACCGAAATAGCCCGCCGCTGCGCCGGCAATGGAACCCCAAGGGACGCTACCCCAGTCAAATCCAGTCGGATCAGCCATATCTACCTCACTCGTACAAAACGATCACGGTGCCTGTTGCGCCACCGTTGTAGTCAACATAAATGCCCGTTTCACACACGATACCGACATTCTTCTCGAACCGAGTACCGGCAGCAGTCGCAATTGGAATAGTGTCGATGATTACCCCACCACCAGCAGCAACCCCGTCCCGTATGTCGATTGTACCCACCGCAGTAACAACTGTGATGTTGAAACCCCGATAAACCGTCTGCCCGGTCTTGACCAAGGCATCGTTGGTTATCGCTGCACTGTGGTTCGCTTTGGTCATTACGGCATCCGTCAACAGGTTGATTTGATTAGCGAACGACCGAAAGATTGCATACAGGGCAAAAGCAAGTGTTGTCTCTGTATTTGCTGGTAGTCGGTTATCTGCCGAAACTCTCATCGTCTGCCTGCCGGAGTCAGTGGCACGTCATATCCGGTCACGCGCACGTTGCCGGTGAAATTGAACTTCAAGCGGTGCCACTTTGCCGTCTGCCTGAGCGGGAACGAGTTCGACCCGTTGGCAGGCACGTCATATGCACTTTGCAGGTCGCCAGCAGTCACGGACATCCCCGTCGCCATGCTGCTGAAAGCGTTCATGCTCGCCGACGACGGTGGCGTCATGTACTGCAACTTCGCCCCGGTAAGCCTGCCGACCATGTTGTCGTCGCCGATGTCATACAGCGTGAAGTTGCTGCTCCCCGGAGTTGCGTCGAGCGCCGACAGGATGTGCGAGGACGTGAATACCGACATGACGTTGGAGCCTGGCGAGGTCTGATCAAATGTGCCCACGTCGGCATCGAACGATGTCCCGGCAGAGGCGTCGAACGACTCGCCAGGCGTGTTGTAGATCATCGTGGCCTCGACCGTCCTGTCGGCCTTGCCCCACTGCCCTGTTTTCAGGTGATAGACGATGACGCTATCGAGCGTGCCGGTGGAACTTGCCGCCCCGACGTAGAAAATCCAGACCAGATTCGCCAGTCTGTCGAACCGTACATTGGTCTTGTACCGATAGACTCCGGACGAATTATCGAGCCACCACTGCCGGATAGCGCCGTCCCCGACAGGCGTAGGACGCGCACCGTCGAACAGGTAAATCTGCTCCTGACCGACGACGAAATGCACTGTGCCGAGATCGGCTATGGCATTGACGCCAGCGCACCCGTAGATCGGTATTTCCTGCCACGACCATACCGTCGGCGGTCCTACATAGACCCCCGTGTAGATCGAACCGGACTTGTAGGCGACGATCCGGTCAGCGCCGAGTTGCTTGGCAGCAGTGATCGGGCCGTTGCCACCGATCAATCGCCCAGTCGTAGCCTGAGAAGCCACGCTGGGCGTCCACGAAGTAACGTCGTTCAGGGCGCTGCACCACCAACGGTCAGTTGACGTTCCATAGGTCGCGTCGATGGTGTTGAAGGCAAAAACGAACCCGCCGCCACTCGACAGCACGGATTCGACAATCGTTGCCTGCGGGGACGTAGCCTGATCGGCAAACGCTCCTGCCGTCGAGGTCTGGATCACGTTGTCGATATTCGCGGCAATCGACGTATCACCGAATTGGGCGAACGACCATACCGTCGTAGCCCCGAGGGTGTAACTGCCGGCCCTGCTCACGTCGGACCACGTTGCCCCGGATAGTTCGTACAGTTTGGCAGCGGTGCCGGCAAACACCCGGCGAGATCCGCTGAGTTTGGTCAACGTATTCCCGCCACGGCAGGCAGCGGCTAGCGCATCGGAAATCGTCCTGAGTCCAGGGGCAGAACGCATTCCAGTGTCATAGGGGATGAACTGGGTGCAATCGAGCATCACGCCCGGCGTGACCGAAGGCGCGTCAGGTGTGAAGCCAAGCAGGGGGTTCACTTGACCACACGGGTCGCCATCGACCCACCGCCCTGATACTTGGTCGCCCGGTTGACTGCTGCAATGGAAGCGTTGAACATGCCGGCCCACGCTTGCAGGATGGTTGAATCCCCTAGGAACGGACCCGCCTCGATCAGTGACCCATACAGGTACAGACTCGGAGCATTGGTCAGAACCCAGTTCGTATCGGCGTCAGCGGACAGCGCGGCAAACGCCTGGTAGTAGTCCAGCGTGTAGTCTGCTGCGCCCGTTTCTGCCGTCTGGATCGTGTTGTTCAGATAGGTATAGACGGTCGGCACTCCAGAACCGTTGGACTGTTCCGAGAAGCGCTCTGGAGCCATGTAACTCAGCGACCACTTTGTCGATCCGCTATTTGCCATGATCCTGATCGGCTCAAGGAAGCGGGTCGGGAACGCAATGGCACTGCTGGTGATCGTGCCGGTCGCTGTCGTCTGCATCGCAGGAATCCGCAGCGGAGCAGAGGGATAGGCACCGTCAGAACCGTAGTTCAACCGCTGTTCGGCGAGCTTGACGAAATCGGGGATGTAACTTGTAAGGTCCGCCCGATTCAGCCACGTGGCTATCGAGGTTTTTAGCCCTCCGAATGTGTCCAGTGCCATAGCTTACCTACGAAGCCGCGCAACTCGCGCAAGCAGTTTGTGAAACATCCTTCGCAAGATGGGCCTTGCGCAGTTTACGGAATTCGGGCGAATTCCACCCATCCTTGAATGATACTTTGGTTAGGTCCGCCATTACCAAATCACCGTCAGAACCTGTGCCAAAACAGCATGCGGCGAGTTTCCCGCTGGCAGTAACGTGCGCCTCGGTAAATACCGCCCAGCAGGGTAGAGGGTCACGCATGTTGTCCAGCCGGCCCGGATTGCCCGGTTGGGGCTTCCACCCTGCCGCCTTGGACGCACCACTCATGCCGTACAGTGGCAACCAGTAGGCTTCATCCACGAAAGGCTCGATGTCCGCCATGACGGCACGCATCTTGTCGCCCTGCTCGCCATCGAAGGCAATGGAACTGGCGTATAGCCCGCACTTGAAGTCGTTCTCATCGCGGATCATCCGGGCGGCTTTCAGGTTGTTTATCGCCTTGATCCAGTATTTACCTGACACCTGGGCCACTTCCTCAAGCTGCTCCGGGTCTTGGAAGTTGATCGAGAACTTCAGGGAATCTAGACCAGCCTTCATGCACTCGAACACCCGCTGCGGGGTTGCCGCACTGCCATTGGTCGTCAGGAACACATACGGGAATCCGACTGCCTTTGCCTCCCTGATGGCGTCCGGTAGCCATTTGCAGGTAAACGACTCGCCGATATAGAACAGCCCGAGTTCGACCACGCCAGCCGCGTGCAGTTCGCGGATCACCCGAGAGAACAACTCCCGGTCCATCTGCGAGTTGTCGGGCTGGATCGACTTCACGCAGAACTTGCACTTGTAGTTGCAGTTGGCGGTGATTTCGATCTTGCAGGACTTTGGCGCCGGAAGATACTCATTACGGTAGGCCAGTGGGATAGCAGTGATTGCATCGATTTTGGTCGTGATAGTCATACTTCTACGTGGTTTACGCCTTCAAGAGCATTGAACCAGTGGCTTGCCTGCTGGCAATCCTCATAATGCTTGATGCCTGGCACGCCAAGGGTGTAGTGGACCAGTTCGGCGTCGTGGCTTGAGCCGTGCTCCTGCGGTAGCCAGTTCCACGCCTTGGGCAATGCGCCGATCAGGTCGTCCGTCAGGTGCTCGAACCTGTGCAGGTTCTTCCCGGTGGACTCCATTACGTAGTCTGGCGTCAGGACGGCATTTGCCGGGTGAGCGCAGTTCCACAGGATCACGCTAGACCAGTTCTTGCGCGGGTAGTTCGGGTTGATCGTCTCCATCGACGTACCGACATACTTGACCTTGTGTTTGGTCTGGTAGTCGTGCTTGACGACCATCACCGCTTTTGTCTCGTCTCGCATGGCCCACAGGCGAACAATGTCGCCAATACAGACCATATCGCCATCGGCAAACAGCGCCCAGTCCTTGAACCCCATCAGATGCGGTACAAGGAAACGCGAGTAGATGAAGGCATTCGAGCCGTCCTCATGGGTTTCCATGTACTCGCTGCTCAGCGACTTGAGCGATAACGGGTGGAATGCGACCGGAATTGTCGTCGAATCGATGATTGATTGACAAAAGACGTGATACGCAACGCTTTCACGCACATCGTAGCCCACGAAAATCGGGATGGTCATCTGGCTTTCCACGTCATAAAGTGGTCGCCGTGAATCACGGTATTACGAACATACCCAAACTTCGCTAATTTGTCTATACACGTAGTACCAGCCTTTTCCTCGACGACGATAACCGGATGGTTCCTGATGATCGTGTCGCTCATGCCGTCGATGATATAGGGTTCGTATCCCTGACAGTCCATCTTGATAGCGTCTACGGCATCGAAGTTGAACTCGTCCAACCGACGCATAGGGGTGTTTCCATCCAGAAAGACGAAGGTGTCTCCGCTGTTGCCAGCGGTAGTTTTCATGCCTACGGTCTTGTTGGATTCCCCAAGAGCACATTCGTGCAGTTCAACGCCGGTCACGTTCTTCCTGAAGCACTCGCGGTGTTCTTCCATCGGCTCGAACGCATGAACCTTGTCGAACTCAAGTGCCATGTTGTATGACCACAAGCCGACATGCGCGCCAATATCGAGCATGGTCCGACGCTTCTCGCATAACTCCAGCAGTTTCTGCTGCTTCATGCCCTGATAAGAAAGCCGGTCGTTCATCACGACGTTGCTAAGTTCCATGATCCTCCAGATATGGGTTTCATGGTCCGGGAACCACCACCCATGCACCTGCTTCATGGAAACACTCTGACCATCTGTACAGAACCACCACCCTTGACCCAATCCTTTGCCGGCAGGATCTGGTGTTTCAAGTCCTTGACGATCAGGTTGCACCCGAACTTCTCGATGTCGATCTCAGGCCCGGTGTAGTAGTCGTCGAAGAACACCCAAGCATCTTCGTTCAGGCAGCGTTTGACGTTCTCCCAGTCGCTGCGGATCGTCTCGACAGAGTGCCCACCATCGAGCCAAACGAAGTCAACCTTCTCGTTGAACCGCGCCAGTGTCTCGCGGGTGTTGCCCTTGAACAAGTGGACATCGAACCCCGTCAGCCTGTCCAGGACACTGGACATGTAGTTATGCGCCTTGACGTTCATTTCTTCGGCATCGGTGTCCAGGGTCGCATCCTCGAACAAGTCGAACCCGTAATAGGTAGCGCCATGACAGATGTTGAGCATCTCGGTCGCCCGGACTCCGTTCCACGTACCTACTTCAAGAATCGACTTCGGGTTCTTGGTTCGCACTGCTGCAATAAGTTGGTCGTATCTCACTTTGTCTCCAATGCGTGATCCATCATTTCGAACACCATGTCCTTGAACGATATTTCAGGCTTCCAACCCAGGTTTCTTGCCTTGGATGCGTCACCGCACAGAGCATTGACTTCAGTGGGCCTGAAGAACTCCTTGGACACTTCCACGTAATCCCTGTAGTCAAGACCAACGTGGCTGAATGCCATGTCGCAGAACTCGCGTACCGTGTGCATCTCGCCAGAAGCGATCACGTAGTCGTCCGCTGGATGCTGCATCAACAGATGCATCGCCCTGCAATAGTCCTTTGCGTGCCCCCAGTCCCTCTTGGCATCCAGGTTGCCCAGAACGAGGGTTCTTGCCTTGCCGGCCACGATGCTTGCTACGCCCCTGGCGATCTTCTGCGTCACGAACCCGCCACCCCTTCGTAGCGATTCGTGGTTGAACAGGATGCCGTTAGTAGCGTGCATTCCGCGTTCCCGGTAGTGCCTGACCATCCAGTAGGCCGCTAGCTTGGCAATCCCATAGGGCGAGCGCGGATGCATCATTGCCGCTTCGTTCTGCGGCGGCGGCGTAGACCCGAACAATTCAGAGGTCGATGCCTGGTACAACTTGGCTTCGATCTGGTGTGCTGCGTGAATGACGTTCGCCGCGCCTACAGCATTGGTCTGCATCACGGCGGACACAGACTTGAACGAGTCGCCGACATGAGTCAGCGCCGCAAGGTTGTATACCTCGTCGGGCTGGTAGTCCATCATCAGATCGGCAATGCATGCCGCATCGTTGATGTCGCCATAGACCAGTTTTGTCCCACGCGGAACATCGACGGATTCCTCGTTGCCCCTGCGTGTGCCGATGACTTCGTACCCGAGCGACAGCAGGTGCTCAGACAGGTAATACCCATCCTGGCCGCATACGCCGGTTATCAGTGCCCTCATTTGCGCTCCGGTGAATAGCCCAAGACTTTGCGCCTTCCTTTGCAGTGGTCAATGTACTTTCCCAATGCAATCTTGGTTAGTGGGTGTGAGTCCTTGGCAAAGTCGCCAGACAAGTTCGTCACCTTCATGCCGTCTTTCTGGAACCTGCGAATGGTCGCATCCAGCGTCTCGCAGTCTGTCCAGTTCGCCAGACCCTTGAACGCATCCGAGCGATACCACTCGGTCCACATATTCAGAAAGTCATGGTGGACTTCTTTCTGGCAGTCCATGATCCAGAACCCGGTTTCCGAGTACAGACCCTTGCGCTGCAATAGAGCAATGTATGCGTCCTGCAAGTGGCCTTCGATGAACCCCTCAGGAATGTCTTTCAGGATCACGCAGTCCGCGTCGATCCATCCACCTATCCCTTGATAGTCGATCAGCGCAGCGTCAGCAGCATAGACCTTGTTTGAGAACCTGACAACATCGAACATATAGTTCGGCGGCTTGTAGGCAGCATGCTTCTTCTTGAAGTCGCTCAAATCTCCCAGCGAAGCAATGTCGATCTCTACGATGCCATCCTGCTTTGGCAACGAGAATCCTTCCGTGTACCACCAGAGTTCCGTGCCTTTGGGGAAGTGCTTGAAGCTGTTGAACAGCCTGTAGGCATAGTCCTCAAAGTGCTTCCCGGTGCACGACGTGACAAGTCTCATGTCTGGTATCTCAGGTAGTTGATGAACTCCGCTTCGGTCCAGTGCCAGCTTGCCGATGCCAGTGAGTTTGCCCAATCATAGCGATCATGGATGATCGGGTTGTCTATGTCGTCGCCAGCATGGATCGGCCACGATGGGCACAGTGGAGTAGAGAACACCGGGTATCCCATCACCGCCGCCTCTACCGCTGCGACAGTGGATAGGGACACAGCAGCATGGCAGTCTGCCAGGAACTCTGACAGGGGCGGACCAACACCGCTCTTGGGGTTATCCGCCTTCGATCTGAATACGATCTCCCTGTCAGTGGAGTTGCGGATCTTGGCGATCAGTTCTTCTTCCTTGTCTTGCAACTGGTGCACGGCAAGATTGGTCTTGCTCGTTCTCAGGAAGCCGATCTTCGGACCTCGTTTGCCTTTGAACGGCTGGAGTACGGCACCGAACTTTGCCAACCTGTCCACATGGTTATTCTTGACGATGCGAGTCAGGTGGATGCCGTTCCTGACGAGACGGAAATGGCCCTTCAGCCATCCTCGGTCGAAGTAACTGTGATCGGCATACAGGAAGTCAGAACCATCCTTCAATGCTTGCTCGTATCTGCCGTCCTGCATGCCGACAATGACCTTGAAGTGCGGATTGACAAGGTGTTGGAACAGAGTCTCTTTGGATTTCATAGAGTACGGCTTTGACGGGTCTTTGCCCATGTCATAACCCAGAAGCCAACCTCTTGATAGCAGGTTCCCACGATTCACCATGCTTTTGCCGATACAGACTCACGCTGTCTTTCGGATACCAAAGCATTTGCTTGCCGTCACCAAATTGGTAGGCATAGCGCCATTGGGCGACTTCAGGGACAAGCACACTGGCTTTCTTGCCTAGTGCTCCGCAGACGTGGGCAATGGTTGTCGTCACCGTGGCGATCTTGTCCATTGCTGCAACGAAGGCAATCGTATCGTCGTAGTTCTTGATACCGATGGGTGGTCTGACGATCTGAGTCTTGTTGTCGATGTTCCACCGGGAAACTTCAGATAGCGAGTCGTGATAGCTCAGGTCGAAGAACGTACCTTTGTGCGCAAGCACCGGGGCCAAGTCTGCAAGTTCGACGCTTCTCAGGTGTGTCTGGGTCTGATGCAGACCACCCTTCCACGTAATGCCGATCCACGGTTTCGGATACGGTTCCAGCCACTCCAGGCACTTTTTCAGCAGTTCCGGGTCTGGCGTGATATACGCCTTGCGCTCGAAGTCCTGATCCATGTTCAGGTAGAACTTGCCGAGGTAGGAAATGTGGATCGAGGCGTCGATCTGGTGGTCTTTCGGCCATGTCAGGAACTGATCCTTGAGTGTCCCGTAGACGATGACACCTGGGAAGCAGCGAGCGAACATGCTTGCCATTCGGGCCGCGCATTCCACGATCACCTGTTTGCAGTCTTTTTGCATCCTCGGGAGCAGCTGCGAAAACATGATGATGTCGCCGACACCCTGGTCGCACTGGACAACGACCGTCTTACCCGGTGTGCCGTCCCATCGTGGTTCTTCCTTGTCGGGTTCGTTGTAGACACGAATCTGCAAATGGTTGCCGTACAACGCTTCTGCGTACTGCCAGGCGTCCCGCCAACGACCTAGCGATAGGCAGGCGAACCCTTTGGAGATACGGGCAATGTGCGAGTCAGGGTCCAACTTCAGTGCTTTGTCGCACCAGTTGATAGAGTCCCGCCACTTCCCGCGTTGTACGTAGGTGGCCCCGATATTTGCTGGCGGCATCGGGTCGTTCGGTAGCATCTTGTGGACGATGCTGAAGGCTTCCTCGGAGTCCTTCCACCGATTCAAATCGTGCAATGTGGCCGCATAGGTCATCCACAGATTCGGCTGCTTTTGTTCTTTGGACAGTGCTTTAGCCAGCGCCGTCAGGGCAAGACCTAGATTGCCTGATGCTCTCAGACATGCGCCAACGATGAAGTTGGCTTCCGGTGAATCCGGCTCATCGTTCAGGTACTGATTTGCGATCCTCCACGCTGTCGTGTAATCATCACGCACGACGGCTGCATGAGCCGCCCTCAGGTCAGACATGTGTCTTTTCCGTTGTTTTCAGATTCGGGTAGTGCGCGTTGATGCACCGGAAAATTGCCTTCCAGTCTGGCTTGCCGGTGAACATATCGACACCGTGTTTTTGCTTCATCTCCAGCATAACGCCATTCGGGATACGGGCATAGTGCCAGTTGTCCTTCTTGATACCTCTCTGTGAGTATCCGGTGTTGTTGCGCAGGTCGGTTGCCTTGTCCAGAATCGCGCTCGTATTCTGTTCATTGGTGATGTGCATCTTCCCATCGGAAAACGACATGACGCAGCGCTCGCCTGTAAGAGGGTTGAAGTCCAACAGTTCCATATAAAAAGGGGCCAGATTTCTCCGGCCCCCCTCAGTTACGCCACACCGTGTGCCTTGGAGTTGGCAAGCGGGTTCTTGCAAACCAGCGTCCATTCCGCCAACAGGCTCTTGCGGTCGCCGTCGCCGACTTTCGCAATGTCCTGAATCTGGAAGTTCCGCAGATATGCCACTTCCCACATATCCATCTGCAAGCAGTAGGCTGTGTTGGCCGGTGCGTATCGACTCAGCACCAGCTTATGCTGCCCATACGGACTCACATAAACGTCTGCATAGCCGATGATCTGTGCCGGCTGTCTCGATCCAACGTCGCGGAACCGAGTCGCAACACCAGTGAAGGTGCTGAACTTGTTGAACGCGATGCTGTCGCACAGCACGGTATCCACGTCGCCGCCAGTGCTCCACGCCAACTTCAGCATGTCGCGCAGGTCGGTTTCGACGTAAGCCGTCAGAGAGTTCGTCCACGAACCACCCGTCGCCGTTGCAAAACCAGATGCCGGAGCAGTCGTGGTTTGCAGGGTTTGAGCGGATGTCTTGTAGTGCTGGCCGGAGTAAATCCAGTTCGGCACACCACCAGAGACACGCGGCGAGGGCGACGTACCGGCAGAAGCCGGATAGTTGCCTAGCATCATGAACTCCATGTCGCGTTTGATTTCCTTCGACATGCGGGCAGTGTGACGAGACAGGATGTCGGCCATGCCGGCATTGTCAACAGCACGGGAAGTGCCAGTGACCTGAACGTCCTTGCGGCTGATGTTCGTGTAGTTCTTCAGGCGAGACGGCTGTGTACGCACGTTCGCACTGAAGTCGTCACCTTCGATTGCGGAGTTCGTCGCCGCAGCCGTCAGTGCGTCAGTGAGCCACTCGTGAGTCGTGCTCTTGCACGAACCACGACCAGCAGCCGTCATGAACAAAGTATCCATCGGGCTGATGTCGTAGATGATATCCCGCAAATCCTCACGCAGAGTATTGCCGGTCAGGTCATAGCTCTTGGTAGCGCCAGTTGGGGCGGTCATGATTCAGTCCTTGAAATATTTCCTCAGCAGTGCCGCAGCAGTGTCAACAGAGCCTTTCTGTTTGTGTTGCTGCGTGAGCGCTTTTTGCGTGTGCGCTGCTTTGGTGATTGTTTGTGCCCCTGGTTTCAACACCGGGGGTGCGTTAGCGACTTTGCCCGAGGAGGTCGCCTTCGATGCTTGCAACTTGTCCCACTGCATCGCTTTATACAGTGACTTCGCAAACACTGGATCAACCACGCCGGGACCGACTCTTTGACCGCTCTGGCGATCGTGGCCGGTAATGTGCTCGTACTGATACCCCTCGTTCAAGGCGTACTTCGCCACGTCGGGGGCAACACTGCTCCAGTTCGGAATGTCTCTCACGATCACTGCCTGGGCCTTGGTCGCTAGTTCGTCCCACGACCCGAGTACCTTGACGCGAAATTCACTCTGTTTGGCTGAAACAGCCTTTTCGAGCTTTGCCTGCTTGTCCTTCAGGTTGTCAGCCGCGAACCGCATCCGGTTGAGGGTTTCCCCGTCAACCTGTGTGATGTCCACGTTGCTGTACTGGTCCAACTGGGATCGAATCGCATTGAGTTGTTCGATCTCTGCTGATGCCGCCTGTTGGAGGGCAACATACTCTTGCTGGCTACGCACATTCGCGTCGAGCAGCCGTTTGTCGTCGGCTAGTCGTTGCGTTTTCTGCGTGTAGTCAGCAGCTTTGTCGATTTCGGCCTTGAGTTTGGTCGGGATCTTGCCCTTCCAGCCATCAAGTTCGACTTCAACCTCATCGACTGTCGGTTCAGGTTCGGGAGCACTTTCCTCCACATCGCCTGCTTCGACTTGATCGGATTCGGTATCGTCGTCTGCATCATCGACGATGGGTTGTCTTGCAACGCTTGGAGCCTTTTCAGGTTCATCGCCTTGGAAAAACCCACCTAACCTTTCCTGAATCGACTGCTGCGGTGCAACTTGGTCAACTTCTGGCGGCATTGATTACCCTTTTCGCCCTTTCGGACATTGAGATACGAGATTCTACGACTTTGCCACTATCGAGCATGGATTGCAAGTTAGCGCGGACATCGCCAAGTAACTTTAACATGAGCTTGATTTCATGTTGACCTTCAATATCGCGGATGGGGCACTGCTCGAATTTCTCCAGTAGCGCATGGCGAACCCCGGCAAAAGCCATTACCAGGGTTTTGTCCTCCATCAATCGGCGAGCTTCCTGTGCCCTTGCCAATACTTGAGCGTCAGTTACATCAGCCACAGCAGTGTTTCCTCATCGTCATTTTCGTCGTCTTGCATCCGGGCAAGAATCTTCTCGAATATCTGGTCGATACGCCTGATTTGGGCCATCGCTGCCGTGGTCGGCATGGATTGCAGTCTAGCGGGAATATCGATTTCTTCCTCGATTTCTTCCTTGAAGTCGGGTGACAGGGTGATCTTGATCGCCGAGCGCTCGCGCTTTGGCTTGATCTTTTCATCGTCCTTTACATCGGCGACGAACTGCTCCAACTCGTTCAGACTTACGAACTCGTAGAGTTTGTCCTTGTACCGAGCGATATAGCGCTCGATCTTCTTGTTGTGCTTCTTGGACTTGCCGGCACCCTTGTTCGTCGCACCATACTGAGTGAAGTTGTCCGGGCAACTGAACATGTCGATTCGGTTGCCGCTGAACGTGTGTCCGGTGCGGTAGTCGAATGCTCCGATGGCGACCGAGCAGTTGATGTCTATGCCTATATCGCAGCCGGTATAACTGTTGTTGCGGATGATGTTTCCGGCACCGGCAGACCCACCGGCCCATGTCCCGCGATAGCAGTTTACGAACGTGTTGTTCTCGTGGATGCAGTTCTTGGCGTAGAAGAATGCCGATCCCTGACCAGAGTTGTCCTGTCCACCCAGCACGACGTTGGAAATCGTGTTGTTGCTGACCGTGACCGTATCGCATCCGCCATCGGTGAAGATACCTGCGTTGTCTACTAACTGAAATCCTGTGGTATTGCCGACCGTGTTGAAGTCAACCGTCAGATTTGACGAGTAGATCAGTTCTATCCCTGCTGCTACCTTGGTGCCAGATCCGATCTGTCCACTGATCGTGTTGTGGTGAATGCGCCCACCAACAAACGATGCCAGAAGCATCGGAGTTTCCGACTGCGTGGTGCAGGTGTTGAGAGAAATCTCAGGCGCAATGAACATGCGCGTAGAGTCGATCAAGCCAACGCCCTTGTTCAGTCCAGCCGCTTCGACTGCGAGCGCAGTTCCACCGACTGTCAGCGTGTCACCGACTACAGAGACTACCGAGTGAGAATCGTAGTTGGCTGGATCGTTGAATCCGGTCAGGAATACATTCTGACCTGCGTTATAGGCAGGCCAGACACCACCGACGATCTTGATCTGCGTGGCATTCAGGACTTCGAGCGTATGCGCCGACCCGGTGAGGTTCATCACCGACTGCATGATGATCGCGCTGCTCGCCGAGGCGTTGAACGTGTTGCTCGTTATCGCTAGGCCCGTGTACTTGCCCGCTGAGTTGGCAGAGTCGCTTACTTTCAGATCAATACCGATGCCGGTATTGAACGTATTGCTGGTAATGGACCAGTCGCTGCACGTCGTCGTGGCCTGTGTTGCCCTGACACCGTACTCGGTCGAGGATGCGCCCAACGTGCAACCATTGACCGTCAGGGTCACTGCATTGGCTGCATCGATGTTGGTTGACGATCCAGTGATCGTGCATCGCTGGATGTTCATGCTGGTCGTCTGGCCGACATTGAACCCTGTGCCACTGACGGCGCCGGTGCGGACGAGATTCAGATCGCTGACCGAGCAACCTGTTGCAGTGCTGCTATTGAGCAGTATCGCGTTTGTGCCGTTGATTATGAAATTGGCACCAGAACCATATTTCACAATGGTCGCGTTATGTCCGGTCGTGAGTCCGGTGCCACCCATGTCCAGCGTATTGCCGGCAATCATCCGCCATTCGAGTCCACCAGTGAACGAGTTGCCTGGTGGCGATATATATGCGCCTGGACCGCCAGCTATCGTTGCCGCAACCGGGAACAAGCCATTGCCGTTGATTGCCGACCCGTTGCCGATGACGTATCGGACATTGGGGTCCATGAACAGCGTCGTATTCGGCGCTTCATAACTCTGCACTGCCGGGGCAGGTTGTGGGATAGAGTCTGTCTGCTGTCGTCCAACGGGTTGCGTGGCGATAACTGGCGGGATGATGACCGGCGCAGTAAACGACTGGACTGGCGGCGTCCAGATTTGGCTTTCTACACGCTGCTCGCCAATAGGCAGGGCCGTCGGAATCGCCGACAGGCTGAACGTGACGTTCGGTGGTAGCCACAGGAATACATCGGCAGGCCGCAATTGCGGCATGAACTCAGACTGAGACGACGCAACGGGTGGTAACGCCAGAGGACCGGCAAGCAAATTCTGCGGCTCGTCGATCAGGGGACGGAAGATCGTATATGGAGCAGACTCTGTTCTTTGCTCGCCAATCGGGAGTGGATTACCAGCCACAGGAGGCGGTATCAAGTCAGGTGGGCGCGTCGAGTTCTGAGCCGTTACGGCATTGGCTACGACTGGTGCAGAATCAGTTTTCTGCTCGCCAACCGGAATCGGCCCAGGCAGGTAGAGCGTGTTGCTGCGCGAATCCCAACTCAGGACGCCCTGCGTCGATGGCGCAGACTGCGTGCTTTGCGTACCGACCGGGGCTGTCGCAACGGCAGCAACATCGAGCAATACCCGGTTCTGTGTCGGCGTGCCGTAGCCGTTTCTGGTCGGGTCTGACGGCGCTGATGCGGTACTCTGTCCACCGATTGGGATCGGATTGGCTGCACTCAACAGCAGGAAGTTCGTTCCCTGCGGGCTAGCCATCGGCACCTGGATGACTCGGACAAGGTTGTCCACTACCCCGTCGTCGCTGCCGAACGGGAACTTGCGCAGCGTCGAGGTCAGCAGGTTATGCTGCTGGAACGCTTGTACTGCTGGTGCAGGCTTTGTGTTCTGTAGTGTCGCGTCCCGCTTGATTAGCTGGCTATTCGCAGCGAATAGCGCCAGCGTCGTCAGCAGCAGGTTGGGGAAGGTTGTATAGCCGCCCTGTAGCCTTGGCGTTGCTACTTGAGCAATGCTTCCAAGCGTCGGCGTGAATGGGGCGGGCGCAGCAGCACTTACCGTTCCTACCTGGAAGGCGTTATGCTGGAATGCGTTTTGCTGGAAACTCATAGCGAATTGTTGTCTCCGCTATTCGCGGCGACCTTACTTGCGTGTCGTCAACGTCGCGTGCATATCCTGAGCACCTTCTTTGTAGAAGTTCATCGCCCACTGCTGGAACTCTGTATTGCGTGAGGCAAGCATGGGATGCATCCCATATCCCCACGTCGCGTCGAAATGGCACTTGAAGCCATCAGGGTTGTGCTTTATGTCCGTATGCGGTGCGTTTTTGTCTCTCCAGTTCGGATCGAGGTAGTAGTACCACATTTCCGACACCGGGGGCCATTGGTGCGTCGGGTCGCCATAGGCGCGATTGCTACACCAATACGGTGTGATGATTGCCGACTTTGCGCCTTCTACGGTGACGCGCCACAACTCATTGGCGAAGAAGATCCGCTCCTGAGCGTTCAGGTGTTCGATGAAATGCGAACAATGCACTTCCTCGACCGAGTTATCGGCAAACGGCCACGGCTTTCGAGCATCATGCACCGTATCAACGCCATCGAATGCAATTGAGTCGATGCCGTGGAAGCCTTCCTTCTTGTTCTTGCCGCATCCGATGTCGAGTTTCAACAGCGGAAGATCGACTTGTTCGAGTATTGCTGCTTGAGCCATCACCAGTTGATTCCTGTGTTGTGGTCGTAATGTCCTACCTTGACCCGTGTATCAATGGCGCATCTATGACCGTGTTTTCGGAAATCGCTCCAGGCGTACAGGTCTTGTGTGCCGACGCCCTGCTCTCCTGCGATTGTCTTGAACCAGGGTTTGCGCAACTTGTCGTCCTTGAACATCTTGATCCGCCACAGGTTGAATCCCATGCCTGTGCCGCAACACTCCTGAACCGAGTCGGGTATTGGTATTTGCGGCCTGAAATTCAGCACCGGGTCTTTTGGATCGCCCCAAATCTGCGGTACGCCAGTCTCTGATTTTGTCCAGTACAACCCGCCAACGCAGTCGTACTCTGGGTGTGCTTCCATCGTTTCGAGCAGTTTGATGACCCCATCCTGCGGAGGCACGTTGTCTGATTCGATGGTCAACAGGTATTCCCATTTCGACAATTCTTCGTGTCCAAGGATGTTTTCGATTGCCGTAGAGTAGGCTTCTCCAACTTCCATACCGAGGCACAGCATCCGGTACAGGGCATTGTTCGGTGGAAATATCAGGTTCCAGTGCGACAGGGCCACTTTTGCCGAAATCATGTCTGCGGACGGAATGAGCACGATGATGCGCTGCTTCTTCCACGATCCGCCTTGCAGGATTCGACTTGCCGATCCCTCGAAGCTGTAGTTGTGCTTGCCACCGTCGTAGCTGACGATTTGTGGTTTCATGGTCAGAAGTTGGATACTTCGTTCTCGAACACGAAGCGTGGAACCATCAACTGGACCGAGGCAGTCTTTACCAATGCGTTCTGGTTCACTGTTGCCGGCAGCGCTGCCGTGGAAACGCTGAACTGCCCCAGGAATGGATGCAGACCCATGCTGGTAGCGGTTGCTGCGGACGATCCCATCGTTCCAGACATTTGACCGCTAGCCGCGCCGAGACATTGCCAGTTAAATCCAGCTAGTGCTTCCCCGGACGACCGGAAAACATAGCCCAGATAGTAGTCGCCGCCAGGAGTCAATACAGGCTGTACCGACCACTGACTGGAGACGATGGACACGAATCTTGGCCCATTAAACGATGCAGACTGATTGGCGCCGCCCGCTGCTGTCACAGATCCGTTGGCGCTATTGAGCAGATTGAGCGTCGAACTTGCGCTGATGGTGTAGATGCCGAAGCTGAAATGCAGTGTTTTTGCTGCCGTCGAAGCTCCAGCGTTCGTATGACTACCACTCACGTTGATGAACATGGAGTTGATCGTCATGTGACCCGGAAACGGACCTCCGTTTATGACCAACGGACAGAAGTACATCGTTCCATCGCTGCTTGCGCGGTTTTGGAATTGCACTGCCGAATCTGTCCGCCCTGCGTGGAGATTGAAGTTCTGCCAGCGGGTGAGAGTTACCGGGGCGGGA